TATCAAACTTATATTTGTTGCCGTACCAATCTGAAGGTGCGTTATCTACATCTTCATGTAGCGTTGCATTGCCACTGTTAAGATCACCTATGATGAAGTCTACAGGATCACTACCTACAGTGATTTTATCAGAAGCCATGCTGACTGCTTTATCGTCAGCGAATAAGTACTTTGATATTTTAGTTGAGTTTTCTATTATTGTTTTTGACATTGTTTGTCTATCCTTTCACAATTAAATCAGTGCCTGAGATTGCTGTACCAGCGATTACTGATGGACTATCCGCACTGGTTGATAATGTTCCATCTGTTTGTACGAAGTATTGTTGTCCTATGGTGAGGTCTGCATCTCCACCAGCAAGATCTAAAACTGTTACCGTTCCAGTATTACTATTACTACCATCCCTATAAGAAAATATAACTTTTTTAGCAGTGGGGTCATACAAAGTATCATTAAAAGATGTATCATTAGCAGAGTATACAGCCTCACTATTAAAACTAATGTCTGTTCCAGATACTGTTCCTACTATGTATGTGCCTTTGTTACTATCACCTGCATCCTGATAACCAATTACAGTTTTATCTAAATCAGATACATATACTGGTTTTGTATAAAGACTTGATGCTGCTGCAAACTCAGTAGCTGTTCCAAACGATATAGATGTACCACTTACAGTTCCTACTATTGCTGCACCATGATTGCTATCGTGGTTTTTACTAAATGCAACAATCATTTTATTTGCAGTGGTATCGTATGTAGCTTCTATGTAGTGTGTAGTTCCACCAGAATTAAATACTACAGGTGTTCCAAAACTTATAGATGTACCAGAAACTGTGCCTACAATAGCGGTTCCATAACTACTATTGCCCTGATCCTGATAAAAGTTTACTATTTTTCCTGTATCAGGATCAAATACTGTTGAATGATAATTAGTATAACTATCATCAAACTCAACCTCACTACCAAATGATATTGAAGTTCCTGATACTGTGCCAACTATAGCTTTACCTTTACTAGAGTCTCCAAAATCTCTAAAACAGACTACAATCTTATTATTAGTGCTATCAAAAGCAGCACCGATTGCATAACTATTACCTGCATTGAATGTAGCTTCACTGCCAAAAGATATGCTGTTGTCTGAAGGGTCAACTGTTCCTACATGCGCTCTACCTTCAGAGTCTGCACCATTTTTATAGAAAACAACTACTTTGTTAGAGTTACTATCAAAAACTGCTCTAATACCACTAACTGCTTCACTAATAAATGTTACTGCTGTACCAAAAGTAACGCTGTTTCCTGAAACTGTTCCTACAATACCTTTTCCATAATTACTGTCATCAACATCTCTATAAAATATAACTATTCTTTCTGCATTACTATCGTATACAGAACCTGAATATGTAAATGTACTACCAGATTCAAAGACTACTGCTGTTCCTACTGTGTCACTTGTAGTAGGTGCTTGTATATTATCTCTAGCTATACTGTTAGCTGTTTGTATTGTAGCTACTGCACCATCTGCAACATTATCTTTTGCGAAGCCTATGAAGTTTTCTGAGGTGATAGGTGATGATGTAAATGCGTTTTGAAATGCAACAGCAGTTCCATAACCACTATTACCATTATCATAATATGATACAACGCCAGTGTTTGCATTAGTATCATATACAACATCAAAATAATAAGCATCATCGCTATCTAAAACTGTACCCTCTCCTGAGTCTGTGTATCCAGACAAAGCTAAAGTGCTTCCACTTAAAGTACATAGTTTTAGTTCTAATGATGTTGCAGAATCATCTCTAAAAACAACAGCTATTTTTTTAGCATCTGGATCATATATTGCTCTACTGTCACCGTTATTACCTGTATCTATACTTACTGCACTACCAAGTGTAACGTTTGTGCCTGATATAGTTGCTACCTTTGCATCTAAATGGTAGTAGATACCAGAAACAGACCCATAAAATATAACCATTTTTTGTTCATCGGCATGATATACAGAAGAAAAACCTCCTACAGAAGTTGTATTTACATTTACTTCAGTGCCGTATGTAAATGACCCACTACTAGCATCTGCAACTCTAACATAAGGTTTGTTATCACTACTTTTTCTGTAAGTAATTAAAGATTTACCTGTTGAAGGATCAAACTGTATTGTCTGATTAAAAAGTGTACCGCTATAAAAAGTAGCTTTACTACTAAAGGTAATATCTGTTCCGCTAATAGTTCCCACTATACCCATGCCATTTGTTCCAGATGTATAGTCAGAAAACACCATGAGTATTTTATTATTAGTGCTGTCAAAGGTAGCATACTGATAATTAGAATAAGTGCTATTCCACTCCATACTGCTACCAAAGCTTATGCTATTATCTGATGAGTCTACTGTTCCTACTATTGCGCGAGATGTGCTTCCCTGTCTGTACATTATAGCAACTTTACCTGCATTTGTATCAAACGCTGAAGTCATTTGAGATGTACCAGCACTTACAAATACTTGAGGTGTGCCAAAGCTTATGCTTGTTCCAGAAACGGTACCCACTACAACTTTACCATAGGCACCACCACTACCGTCAGGATAAGCGATAATAATCCTATTGTTCGCTGTGTCGAATGAAATACTTCCCTCATTAGAACCCATAGTATCTGCTAATACTACAGCAGAGCCAACAGAAGCAGATTGCGATACTTCAGATACTTGAGTAACAGTACCATCAGCATTGACTACAACTGGCTTACCTGCCGTTATAGCACCAGATGCCGTTGCTACTACCTCTGAGTCAGAAGCTATGTTGCCAACAACCCTCATCGACCTGCTTACGATAGCTCTTCGTATGTAACTGTATAGGTGAGATCATTTGCAGCACTTGCAGTAACACCAAGTGATCTGTCTTCTTCAAGATAGAGTCCAGTGTTTTTGTCGATCACGACTAAAAATGAATTTGGTGCTACAGACACTGCGTTTGCGTACACGACGGCAGTACCACCGATGTCATCTTGAGGATAAATACCGACAGTAATTGTGGCTGCTGCTGAAGCATCTACATTAGATATTACCAGGCTGTTTATCTTAAACACCTTGCCTGATGAAGCGGCGTTACTTACCACTTCTGTTGCCGACGTTCCGGTGAGCAATGCCGTGGCAGATTTTGCCGAGATGGTAGCGACATTGACGAGATTAGGTGCTGCCATTTTATAACCTTTCTATTAACTAACCAAAGACCAGCGCCATAGCTATCGCCTTGCCTGTCGTAGCCTTTGCGTCAAGTTGAGTTTGAATTCCAGATGTCACCCCATTGACATGCCCTAGTTCAGCGGCAGTGGTTGATAGACTAGCAAGTTTATTAATTTCAGCCGCAGAAGCAGTAATAGAAGTTCCTGCTATTTGTAAGGTTGTCGCGTTTACCTCGCCACTCGATCCGTAGATTACAGCTTTACTATTAACAATTGTTCCTGCACTTGAGCCGTCCACTAAATTGAGTTCAGCACCAGTTGAGGTAACTGCCGTACCGCCATAATTTAAATTCGAGGCTCCAATGTTAACTTCGCCTGTGCCTTTTGGTGTGAGATCAATGTCCACATTCGAGTCGCTACCGAATGCACCTAACGTAATTGCATTGCCTGTCGCGCTATTGGTAACTTCAAGTGCATTTACCGCAGATGAAGTTGTTTGGAACACAACCATCTCGTTGCCATTTGCGTCAGCTATAAATCCGGCATCGGCAAACTTCGGTTCAGTAAGTGTTTTGTTGCTCAAAGTTTGTGTTGCTGATGTACCAACCAGTTCTTGATTGCTGCCAGCCGGTAATGTCAGTACGTTGGTAACACCCGCGCTGTGTGCTTGTGCTGTAATCGTTTGACCATGTGAATTATTTTCACAGTTCAGAACAATTGCACCCTGATTGTCGTTACCTTTGACAACGACCTTTCCTGTTCCGTTTGGAGCAAGATCAATGTCAGCATTTGATGTGGTGACAATATCATTGCCGTTCATATCAAGATTGCCGCCTAGCTGCGGTGTTGAGTCTTCGACAACGTTGGAGATAGCACCCGAAGTTGCAAGACCAGCGACTACCGCACTTCTTGTTATTTTCTTTAATCCACCACCAGAAGTATCTATTGCGAGAAACAAATCATCGTTAGCAACTGTAGATATTTCAGATAACGATCCGACAGACACAGACTCAAAGTTTGTGCCGTCTGCTACAAGGATGTTGTGCTGGGTGCTGTTGCTCAACTGCAAATCCGACGAGGCAAAAGCACTGCTGTCTAAAGCTGCCTCCTGCCATCCACTCGAAGTGAACACCTCCAACTTATTACTTGAGGTGTTAAAATAAAGGTCTCCTACCTGATTGCTCGAACTGTCAGATCTAGCTGACGGATCTGAACTAGCCGCGCCATGGTAAACGAGATTGAAACTTGTTACAGCATCTACTTTTGACGCCACAGAAGATACAGCAGACTGTATACCTGCCACGGTGGATATATTGTTTGTTGGGCTAATTTGTCCGGCTACGGTATCGATATTCGTTTTTGCGCCTGCCACCAAATTTACATTACTTTCATTATCGGCGACACTGTTAATATTACTGGCAAGTGGTTCCGCAACCACAGCCGCTATGTTTGTGGTCGCATTTGCTGCCGCGTTTATATTACTGGCATTTGCCGCCACAGATGACACGGCTGCATTTATGGAACTTACTTGGGTGATATTGGCTTCATTCGTATTGACCCCTTTTATCGCAGCGATATTTGCAGCTATGGAAGAAAGCGTTCCATTATTTACCTGCGTTACTGTATCAGCAAGCGACGATCCCAGTAATGTCGTAATAACATTGTTGCCATCGCAGTAGACAATATCCTTACCAAAAGCAATCTCAACAGCAGAGCCGGAGGATGTTTTGATAAAGACAGCAAACTCATTGCCGGTCTTGTTGTTTATAAAGTATGTTTTCTGCGCATTCGGTATCACGACATTTCTGATGCCGGTAAGTGTACCTGTAAGTTCGAGCACCGCATGTCGCGCTTCGTCTGCCACGAAGTTTGTTGAAGTAAGTGTTATATCTCCTGCGCCGCCGATGTCTTTGGAAAGAACACCCGCAACTGCATCTTCAACCAAGGTTAAATTGATGTCAGTATATGTTCCCCAAAGGCTGTCGTTAGCACCTGATTCCTGATCTCTAAGTCGTAGTATCGGGGTAGCTGAATCTGCCATTATGTACTCGCCACGTTATCATTTGTTATTTGTTGTCTTGCATAACGCCGGTTGATACCGACAAGCGCTCTCTCGTAATACTGTCCGTACATCGCTGCCGCTTCTGGATTTTTGACATACAGTGCGCCGTGATGCAGACAGCAATACAGCAAAAGCTGATAGGCATTCGTTGTGTAAAAGTTCGTCGTGTTTCCTGTCGATAATCTTGGTAATCTCTGAGTAAAACCAATCTCATAAGAAAGCGCAGCAGAAGGAGAGGGGGCTATCAAAAAATTATCAGCGTCGTATTCGCCAAAATATTTTGGTGTGCCAGTATCACTGGTGCTGCTGAAAAACTCTCGCAGAAATGTAAGCTCTCTTCGCTCAAGCTGTATTATCGTAGAGCCGCTGGTTATCTGAAAATATCGAATGCCTCTTTCAGTAGATGGTTTGTTTACTGTATCGTCACCGATAGAAAGCGATCCTGTTTCTTTTGCGAAGAACGCATCTTCAGTTACTTCATCCGCAAGCTGGTCTTCCGCATTCTCGATGATCTGATCAAGCTGCGCTGTCAACTCGCTACTGTTGTTATCTAGGAAGTCAGAGATGTCTGTTTTTAGTGTAGTAAAGTTTGCCATCAGACGTTATCCGTTCCACCGCCAGCGGTATTAGGAAAAAGCGTTGTGATGCTGGTGACTGAGCCAACAGAAAAACCATCAGTGGGTCTTGGATCTTTCAAAGCCATTGCATCGTGAATGCCTTTGGCCGGTGTCAGTTGAGGGTGCTTGTCTTCAAACGCTTCGGGAGAAACACGCTGCCCCTTCCAGTTAGTTCGAAGTTTCCGATAAGGAACCCTAACACCTGTGATGTCACAATAACCGTATGAATACTTACCCGCTGCGTACCGCAAAACCAGTTCCCGCCAAATTTGGAGTTAAGAAAAGCGATGCTCGTTCTTCGTCCTCTTGGATGGCACGGAGAACTTCTTCATCGTAGCGCGATTTAAATAACGCGGTTTTGGCGGCGTCAACTTTTTCACTTAGGTAAAAAGCTAAACCGGTTGTGACTGCCGGTAAGAACTTAACCGGTACGTCTAGTGTGTTGGTATATGCACCAACGTCTTCGATGCGATTATACGCATAATAGTTGATTTTGTATACCTTGTCCGGCGTTGTGTAGAGGAAGAGTATCGGCGCATCGCGCTCTCTATCCAGGTAATATTGTGAAGGTCTTGCTTCCGTTGTCTTGTTTGGCAGCGCTGCATAATCACTTTGCGTCAGCCTTGCGACAGAAATCTCACTTCCGGTTGTACCGTCTGCATGAACAGTTACGTCAGATACATCAAGCACCGCGCCAGACAGCGTGTAACTTGTTTGTGACGCAACCGTATTGAATGTTGATTGTGCTCTTTTGAAAAGATGCAGATCTCTGTTGTTGAGATCCGCAAGCAGTAAGTTGAGAGAGCGTCGAGCACTGCGCAGTTGTTGGCCAGTTGGACTGGGAACTGCACAGCGCTCATAAGCTTCAATTATCAACTCATCAACACTAAGGTTGAAAGAGGTTGTGCCAGAAGTCGCCATTGAGTTTAGCCCTTTTGAACTTCCAGAATGATAGTATATGTATCGCCGCTGGTATGGTTACGAGTAGTGAAAAGAATGTCGCCAGTCTTTCCACTTCCCGCAGTATTAGGCAATCCACCAAATGATGTGAAGTCAAGATAACCGGCACCGTCAGAGGTGAGTGACAGTGCCAGTATATTTGTTGACGCATCAAAAAGCATGTCTACGTCCATACCGCTAATAGACCACCAGCATCGCATAATTTTGATGTTGGTGCTTTTGGAACCACTCGTCATAGCAGCAAGTGCTGAAGCATCGACTTTTACTACTTCGCTTTCACCAGTGCCGTCACTGACATTGGTGAAACGCAATACAGAAGTACGAACTCCGTCTTGAATAGTGGTGCTTGCAACGGTATCGGCCATAGTTTACGCCTTTCGCATCATCCGCTTTTTCATCGCCATTTTTTTAGCGCCGTTCTTTTTCTTGCCGTTCATCATCATTCCATTTTTTGGTGGACGGCCTCTTTTAGAACCATAGGTTCCTTTACCCATTGGCATAATTAGTCTCCTTTTTAAGCGTCAGTTGAGGCGGTGATGTTGGTGTTCAGACCGACTTCACCATCAGCGTTGGCGATGGCAATCGGCTGGAAGAACTGCATATCTGCACCGACAAATGCTTCGGTGATGTTTGCAGCATTATCTGCTATGCGGGCATAAATGTTCGGCCCAACGTTTCCTGTTGTTGTAGCAACAGCAGTGAAACAAACATCAGCAGAATTTCTGTTGCGGATGTAACTTCCATTTGCTCCACCATTTATTGTGAGGTTTGTTGCAGCGGTTGTTACATTTTCAATCGCGGCTGTATCAAAGTTACCGTCAATAAAAAAGTTTCGAACTGTTGCACCGTCACCGCCAACAATTTGGAGTGCGGAAGCACCACCGGCAGCAGCAGCGCCGCGATGTGTCCATCCATCAATCATCAAGCGATTAGCGTTTGTGTCAGCAACGATGAAGTCAGTTGCTTGACCAGTTACATCTTTTGTTTCGCAGTCCAACATTGTGAAGTCAGCAGCATTAATATCGATAGGGCCGGTGAGAGCATCGATACCACCAGTGAATAGGAAGTTACTGATTGTAATGTTGTCTGCGTCAACGTCCATGTCTGCACCGACAGCAGTTGTGAAGTTTACAGTTGGACGATCTGAGCCATTACCGAGACCCATGATTGTGATGCCAGCAACATCAAGATCCAGACCACCAGCGGCGGTAACTGTTTCCGTGTGACCTGCTTTTACAATAATTACGTCGCCGTTGTTCGCCGTACATTTGCCTACTGCAAAATCCAGCGTGGAGTAAGGACGGACATGCGTACCGTCGTTGTTATTGGAACCGCTACCGGAGTCTACCCAGAAGATATTTCCTCCGTAGCCGTTTAGTATGGGCATGCCACGGATAGCAACACCGTTGGCAAAGCCGTTAGGAAAATTAGAAAATGGCATTTTAGCAACCTTTCAAATTAGGCGGGAGTATTCCCAAACTCATAAGAGCCGCAGCATTGGGAGAGCCAAAGCCCTCCCACTGCCAGGAGTAGATGGTTATGCACCTTGCGATGCGTAAACTGATCTCCAATCGGAAAAACCAAAAGCATATCGCTCTCTGGCTTTGAACTTCATGCTGCCGCTATCGAAGTCGCCTTCGGTAGACGTTTGCATTGCAATACGTTCAAAGTACTTCAGTCCGTCTGGAGAATCCGTCAGGACATAGAAGCTATCGGTATCGGAAATGTGTGGAGACATTTCGTAACCGCCAGGGAACATTCCCTTTGAGCGAAGCGCATTCAGATCGTTATCAGCAGTTGCGCTGCGGAGTTCAGATCTCAAGATCCGCTCTGCAATAAACTGTGACTCAATCGGAATGAGCAACATGCGTGGGTTTATAGAGATTGGAAGCTCACGGTCATCCGTGAAGTTATGAATGTCTATGACAGCATTTTCCAATGCAGTTTCCGACAAATCCACTTGCGTAGCAAACGTGTTGCTTGCTGTTGCGCCAGTAGCAAGAGGGTGAGAGGAGTTTGCGAGTGAAACACCGTCACCGCCTTTGTGGTCGGATGAAAACGCATTGTTGAAAATGTTCATAGCCTTCACTTGCTTTGTGTGAGCCATGGAACGTGCAAGAGCCTTGGTGTAACGAGAACCTAACTCTTCATAGAGGTTATCTTCGAGTGCCTGTTCCGTGATGGAGAAAGCAAGTGATACTTCTTCCATTGTGTAACGTGACACATAACTTTCCCGCGCAGCGTCGAAAGTCACAGCAGAACCTTCAGCCTTCGTTGGCGCAGCGCCAAACCCAACTAAAAGAACTTCTTCTTCGAAGGCACGTTGAGATGTATTCTTTTCGAATACTCTTTCGTGCATCTCATCGTATCGATCATACTCAAGACCGAATAGTGCATGCAGACCAGGAACCAAAGATTTGGCGTGGTCTGACCTAGTAATAACAGCCATTGTTCAGACCTCCCTAAATACCTGCTGTGCCGCTATTGAAGAAAGACTCGTTGAGCATCACTTCAATTTCGACTTGATTGCCGTTGGCAGTACCAAAGCTATTGCCAGGTCTGTCTATACGACGAATGATCTTAAATCCTGCCGCTGTCGCAGACGCATCTGACGTATCGATCATTGCGCCAGACACACCGGTAACTGTGCTTCCAGAACCTGCAACATGGTCGGCTGATGTGCCAACGTCTGCTGCGGTTAAAAAGTCACTGTCACCATCGTCAAACGCAGAATACGTCACGAAAGGATCATCGATTACGAGTGCCTTGATGTCCGTACCTCCCGATACAGCCCCAGGCCAGTGTCGTGAAAATTTCACTTCACCGTTACTTTCTTTATAGGAAACACCTTGGAAGATACCAAGAATGGTGTTTCCAGCAGCAGCCAGCTCTATATCACCGTCAGCAACTAACTTCACTGGATCGCCAGTAAAGATAGCAGTGCTGTAAGTGGTATCAATGGTGTATTCGCTTGTGCGAACTTCGCCACCGGCTAGATGCCGCAAGGGTTTGAACCCATGTGCAGCCATTTGCTTGCCTTTCTATTGAGGCAGCAATTTGCTAGTCGTCAAAACGCAAACCGCCGCCAGTTGCAACACGAGATTGTCGGTTCACTGAGATAGGCATGCGCGGGTCTTCTTCTCTAAATAGATTGCTGTCCATGGCAGCTTGTAATCGGTCTGTCTTTTGATCGATAAACTTTCTTTTAGCAGCCAATTGTCGCTCATCTATTTTCATCAGAATTAAATCGCCAACACCTATAACACCTGTGAAACGACCTTCACTATGAACTGGGCCAACAAACTCTGGATGCTCTTCGGCGCGTACTACTTCCCACCCTTCGCGTCTGCGCATCGACATATTTCTGTCATCGTCAGACCCCATGAGTGAAATGCGTACCCAGCGATGGGCAATGCCAGGTTTAGCTTGTGGGCTATCCAGTTGAGAGGGCGGGGTATAAGTATATTCCCGTTCTTGTGCTTTGCGAGTTTCTGTCTCTCGTGTGGCGTGAGCGGCTGCTGAAGGTTTCTTGTTATCTACCATCTTAGACATCCACGAATCGAGCATATTGCTCCGGAGTGACACCCAACCGTTTGCAAACGTCAAGTTGTGCTTGGTTGAGTTTTACTCTCTTACTGGTTGCGCCTCTGCTCGTAACAGCCGCAACCGGAGATGAATTAGATTTCCGTTTGAACTTATCAGGGAAGGCATCCTTCAGACGCCTATCCAATTCGGAAAAATATTCGTCACTAGTTGTATCATAACTTTCCGTATTTACCAACCGGTTGTGAATGGCATACGCCGCACCGGTCATGGCTTCATCCTGTCCAAACCATTTATTTTTTCGCGCCCATTCTACAGCCTTCGGTTCTGGTTCTTGCTGTACTGGTTGCTGTTGTTGAACAACAGGCTGTTGAGGTTGAGCCGCTTGCTGTTCTGCACGTTGCTCATTGTAAGTTTTTTGCCTGTCATATTCACTTTGCTGCGCAGTCAGTCTCGACAACTTGTCCTGCACTTCAAACATTTTGTCGGTGTCGCCGCTGTTATAAGCATCAGTGTAATCGCGTTGCAAAGCAATTTTCTGCGCTTCGACGGCTGATGAGCCACTGTCCAACGCACTCTTCTGCGCTTGATCTAACTGCTGCTGAATTTGTATCAACCGCTCTTCAACTTTGGCGGCTCTTCTTTCAGCTTCGTGACGCTTGGCAACTTCTTGTGAAATTCTTTTCTTAACCCGCTGAGAATAATCTTCATCTTTGTCTTGCGAGGCTTCTTCTTTTTCTACCGGTTGTTCTGCTGCATCAGCAGAAGTATCTACTTCCAGTTCAGTCGGTTCTGAAGCAGGTAACTCAACCTCAACTTCTGTTACTGTTTCGTCTGTCATGTTATCGCATCCTTTCTTCGCATGACGGCTTGGATTTCATCATCGTTCAATATTCGGCAGGGATGATCACTCACACGAAAACGCACACCGGCGTATTTACTGAAGACAACCATATTGCCTTCTTCACACCAGTCTTCGTGATCAACCATGTCTTCGCGGGTGTACGCCATCTTGCCAAGACTTACGACTTGACCAATCATGCACACGCCTCTTTGAACTTCTTGAACGCTACCTGGAAGTAAAATCCCTCCTTGGGTTTTTTCTTCTACCGGCACATCAGCTATAAGGATTCTGTAGCCTTTCGGCTCACAACTAAGTTTGATTTCATTTATTAAATCTGCGTCAATCGACGGTATCTCTGCTAGCAAGGATGTCCTCCAGTGAAAGGTTTACCTTGTCAAGCGCTGCTATCGCTGCAACGTGACGAATATATTCCTCCCAATCTGAGCACCTTCCTTCCGAGATGTAATCAGTATGGTCGTTTCTTATATTTTGTATCGCTTTTTTTACATCATGTAAAGCTAATTTATACGACATTCTGCGGTTTTAGTCCTCTTTTGTGTAATGCTCCATCAATACTTCGGTGCAAAATGTATCAAGAAATTTACTACTGATAATTAACTCCGGTAGATCAATGTCTGTTGTTGCTAAACTGGTTGATCCGTCTTTGAATGTAACTACCGCTGCAATGCAGGATATTTTATCTGCATCAGCGGCGAGAAGATTTCCCAGCCATTTTGCGTCGGGTGGAACTTCCTCTTCTTTTTTTGGAAACGGTATTACGGTTGGTCTTTTTCTTTCCATATCCACTTTCAATCTGTTTTCTCATGGAGGCACGGTTCATCATCTTCGGCTCTTGGCTCCTACGCAGCGCCACTTTTTCCTCGAAAGGTTGTTAGGGCTATTTGGATCTCTTGCTTTCTTCGCAGATTTGCCGCCTCTAGCAATCATCTTGCGCTTGGTACCAAGGCTGCGGCTGCAAAACGAGTCCCCCTTTGAGGTGCCTGGGCGTATACGATCTTTTCCGTCCTTAGCTTTACCAGCCTGTCCAAATGACACCTTGCGGGTGCGGCCCGTCTTCGGGTTCCGCACCGTCTTCGCAAAGCGTTTACCTTTGGCTGGCTTCGCCATTAAGCAACATCGTCTATAAGTGCTGCAACGATTAGATTAGCAGTTGCATCACCGGCATCGCCTATGTCAGACGAAATCGCATGGATGTTACCGACTGTGGTGTTCGGGAGCCGCGCAAAAAATGTTTGCGAGGGGCCAATGAAAATACCATCCACTACATCGTTGGCGGCTGTTCCACCATCGAGAACTAAATACACACCGTCAGAAGATGACTGGTTTTGTATGAAAAGAAACTTCACTTTGTCAGAAGTTGTAATAGCAGTTGGTGCAGTGTCGTCATCGACAGCGGTATAATCAAGAAAATACCCAGCGATAAGATCAGTGCTGGTTGTGGTGCAAGCAGTAAGTTTGTAATACCACTTATCGTTTGCATCGTCGGGTGTCACAGTCATAGAACCGGACAGAGTAGCCGCTATCTCGTCTGGTAAGAGGGTAGCGGTTATTGCTATTGTTGCGGCATCGGCCATTGGTAAAATCCTTTATCTTCGATTGGAAACATTTAGCGCTGCGGCTTGCACCCGCGCTCTCTGATCAGACGCTTTTATTTGTGCGTCAAGGACTGCTTTTTCGGCAGCAAGTTCACGATCCAGATTTTCATCTTGAATTTCAGCCTGTATCTCTGCCTGTTTCAGTGCAACATCAGCTTGTGCCTTGAAGGACTTCGTATCGGCTTCTTGTTTGTCAATCGCAAGTTTTTGCAATGCAAGTTGAAAGTTAGGATCTTGCGCCATCGCGGCGTTTTGTTGTGCTTGCTGTAACGCAGCCGCTTGCTGCGCCAGTTGTTGAGCAGCCATCGCTTGCATCTTAGCAACTTCGTTTTCAATCTCCGGTGCTAGTTCTGCATATTCACCCTGCTCGGTTGGCTTCAACGGATTGTAGTCCGGTGCAGTAGGTAGTCGCTGCTGCATCGCTGCTTCAATCTGCTGACGATAGGTATGTGCCATATGTTCTGCTATGTGAGCATTTACCAATGGCGCTAATCTTGAAAATGTTGCCTGATCTTTTTGCATGGACAACAAGAAAGTTTGATGCACTGTCATATGTGCCTGATGATCCTGATCGGCAAATGCCTTTGCTGGCTTTCCGTGTAAAAAAGAAAAGTTTTCTGTTGCGGGGTCTGCCCG